AACCTCATCCGCCTCGGCACCATCGCGGTAGTCCAGATGAAGCCCCCACGCGTGCAGGTCAAAACCGGAACCCTGACCACCGGCTGGCTCCCATGGATCGCCGCCCGGGCCGGCGCCGACCGCGAGTGGAACCCGCCCACCGAAGGCGAGCAGATCATCCTTTTCAGCCCATCCGGTCAGCTCGGCAACGGCATCGTCCTGACCGGCCTGTTCAGCGACAACATCCCGGCCAACGGCGACCGCGAAGGCCTGCACCGCTGCTCCTACCGCGACGGCACCGTCATCGAATACGACAGCGTAGCCCACCACCTCAACGCCACACTGGCCGAAGGCGGCACCACCAATCTGATCAGCATGGGCGGCATCCACATCGTCGGTCCGATCACCCATGAGGGCGACTATACCCAGACCGGCAACCAGAACGTCATCGGTATGGTCACCGTGTCCGAGGATGTAATCGCGGCCGACATCAGTCTGGTGAAGCATCTGCACGGCGGTGTCATGCCTGGCGGCGCGAAGACGGGAAAACCGGAATGAACCGAGAAACCGGCGCAGCCCTCGAACTGGTCGAACACATCGCCCAGTCCATCACAGACATCCTGACCACTCGCATCGGCACCCGCGTTATGCGCCGCGAATACGGCAGCCTGCTCCCCGAGTTGGTGGATCAGCCGTTTAACGACTTCACCCGCTTGCAGGTCTACGCCGCCACCGTCATGGCGCTGATGCGTTGGGAAACCCGCATCAGCCTCAGCCGTATCCAGTTCATCGGCGCGAACCTTCAGGGCCAGGCGTCGCTGGAATTCGAAGGCACCATCGTCGACAACAATCAGCCGCTGAGCCTGAGCGTGCCTCTACAACTGGGGGGCAGCGTATGAACACTTTTGTGGCCATCGACCTTGGCCAACTGCCGGCGCCGCAGATCGTCGAACAGATCGACTACGAACAGATCCTTGCCGAGCGCAAGGCCTACGCCGTCAGCCTATGGCCGATCGAAGAACAACCCGAGATCGCCGCCCGCCTCAACATGGAGTCGGAGCCGCTGACCAAATTACTCGAGGAAAACGCCTACCGCGAAACCGTTTGGCGTCAGCGGGTCAATGAAGCATCCGTTGCCAATATGCTCGCCTTGGCCAAGGGCACCGACCTCGAACAGCTCGCCGCCAACTTCAACGTGAAGCGGCTGGTCATTCAAGCCGCAAACCCGGCAGCCGTGCCGCCCCTTCCCAAGCTGATGGAAAGCGACGACAGCCTGCGCGAACGCGCGCAAATGGCATGGGAAGGACTCAGCACAGCCGGCCCACGCAACAGCTACATCTTTCATGCCCGATCCGCTGACGGACAGGTCGCCGACGCCACCGCCGAAAGCCCGGCGCCGGCCGAAGCCGTGGTCACCGTGCAATCCGTGCTGGGCGATGGAACAGCGTCCCCGGCTCTGCTCGACAAGGTCAAAACCTACCTCAGCGATGACGACCGCCGCCCCGTCGCGGATCGCCTCACCGTCCAGGGCGCCGAGATCATCAACTACCAGATCAAGGCGCGGATCTACCCGTTGAGCAATGGACCTGAAACCGAATTGGTTCTCGCAGCGGCCGAAGCCCAGTTGCTCCAGTTTGTACATCAGCGCCGACGCCTCGCACTGGAGGTTTCCGAATCCATCGTGCATGCCGCGCTGCACGTCGAGGGCGTGCGTAAAGTCGTGCTGGAAGACTGGGAAGACATCGTCGCCACCAAGTACCAGGCGCCGTATTGCACGAGCGTGGAACTGACATTGGGGGTTGAGTGATGACCTACCAGCCACTGCTACCCGGCAACTCGACACCACTGGAACGCCAAGCCGCGCAGGCCTTGGCGGAAATCCAGCGCGTTCCGATTCCGTTGCGCACACTCTACAACCCTGACCAGTGCCCCCTGCCCTTACTGCCGTATCTGGCCTGGGCGTTTTCGGTCGATCGCTGGGACAGCAAATGGTCAGAAGCCGCAAAACGTGCCGCCTGCCGTGCCGCGCACTACGTCCACTCGCACAAGGGCACCATCGGCGCCTTACGCCGAGTGGTCGAACCGCTGGGATACCTGATTGAAATCGCTGAATGGTGGCAAACCGTTCCGCCCGGCACACCCGGCACCTTCACCTTACGCATCGGCGTCCTCGACTCCGGCATCACCGAAGCCATGTACCAGGAACTGGTGTGGCTCATCGACGACGCCAAGCCCCTCACCCGGCACCTGACCGGCCTCGACATCATCCTTGAATCCCGACTCGACGCATTCGCTGGCATCTCCGTTTTCGACGGGGACGATATTGACGTTTACCCCTGGAACAACCCGGACATCGACATCCCCGTCCGGGGCTACAACGGCCTAAGCATCTACACCCTCGACGAACTGGATCTGTACCCCCATGGTTGATCACAACTCTATATTCGGCGGCATGCTGACCACGGCGGGCGCCGCCAAGAAAACCAACTGCGACGCCCTCGGCATCCCGTGGGAGCCGAGCCACATGCTCATCGGTGATGCCAACGGCACCGCCCCTACACCCGATTCATCACAAACTCAACTGATCAATCAGGTCCATCGCGCACCACTCAATCAGCTTCACGTCTCCCCTACCGATCCAAACGTGCTGATCGCCGAACTGGTATTGCCCCCAGAGGTGGGCGGCTGGTGGATGAGGGAGTTGGCACTTGAAGATAGCGACGGCGTGTTTTGTGCGGTTGCGAATCTGCCGCCCTGCTACAAACCTCTGCTTGCCCAAGGGTCGGGACGTAACCAGGTCGTGCGGATGCACATCATCACAAACGGCACCGCCAACATTCAGATCAAGATCGATCCGGCCGTGGTACTAGCGACCCGAGATTATGTGGATCGCGCCGTCATCGCACGCTCAGCGTTCACCAAGGTGTCGTCATCCAGAACCTTGAAACCTCAAGAAATGGGCATCGTTCTGATAGACGCCAGTGCTCGAGCCTTGAATATCCAGCTACCAACATCTGACGCCAAACTCGGTATGCGAGATGTGGTTGTTCACCGCAAAGACAACAGCATTAACCGGCTGGTCATCAAGGCAAACGGCAAAGACAGCCTGAAGTTTCATACGCACTTGAACCCAGAGGGTTACCCATTTCTCGTGCTGATGGGCGCCGGTGATTGGTGGCACTTGCGCAGTGATGGCGCAGGGAGTTGGTGGCCTATAGGCCGCTTTGACAGTACGACATTGGGCCGACCAGTTTTCGAAACCACAACCGTATTCAGTCCTGGTGGCTACGGCGCCATGAGCGGGCAACTACTCAACAGAAATGAATGGCCATGGCTGTGGGATCACGCTCAACAATCGGGAATGCTTTACCCAGAAAAACATACATATCTGGAAGGCGCATGGACGTTCGGCGACTACAAAACAACCTTTCGGATACCCGAAGCAAGGGGTGAATTTTTCCGGGTGCTTGATGAAGACCGGCGTGTCGATAAGTCGACTCTGGCAGGTGTCACCAAACGAGGAAGCGCGGTTATCAGCAATATCAGTGGCCGCACTCGCGTGAAGATCGGGATGATTTTGGAGGGTGGCGACTTTCCAAATGGCACCACTGTTGTTTCGGTCGACAGTTCAGAGATTGTTGTCTCCAACAAGTCGCAGACGGATGGCGCTGGTGAGTGGCAGCTTATTGGTCGGATTGCCGGCTCATGGACACCCGACACTTTCGAGCGACACACCCACCCTGTCTCGATTGGATCCGGCAAGGGGGACCGCGTAGCGCTCCTTTCCGCCCCTTCAACCGCTGTTGCTCAAATCAATCACGTAGTGGCTTACAACACATCGCCGCCCTTAATTGGACGGGAGGGCAAGGACGAAACCCGGCCACGCAACATCGCCTACCCCGCCCGAATTAAATTGATCTGAGGTCTGCATGATTACGTATTTGATTGATGGTGCCGGCGCCCTGACCGGGCCGGTGACATTCCCGGATATTCCCGGTTTCGGCCCGCAGCTCCCGGGTAACGCAGTGCATGTTCCGAAAGTACTTACCCCGCTCGATCCTTGCACAACATGGGCGCTACTTGATGGAAATATACGGCAGGTACGCGATTTGCGAGGTATCGTTTTCCGCACTTCTGATGGGGCGAGCCAAACGTGGAAGCAGTTAGGCGAGCTGCCCGAAGGACTCACGACCCAACCATGGCCCGGTGAACACTTCCGCTGGATAAATGAGCAATGGACACTCGACGAACCTGCCCTACTCGCGGACCAAAGTGCTAAAGCTCTGCTGCATCGCGACGACCTGCTGCGTAACGCGCAATTGCGCATCGCACCGCTTCAGTACGCAGAAAAACTGGGCACTGCGACACCTCAAGAACTGGCAGCTCTAAAGGAATGGATGAGCTACAGCGTTGAACTCAACCGCATCGAACAGCAGGATCAATTTCCCGACGTCGGCGATTGGCCAACATCCCCAGACCAGAAGAATCGCCGCTGATTCTGGGTTGTAACCCGGCCCCGTACAATGCCCACAGCACGACGTAATCATCTTCCAGCGGCAACCTGTGCATCGACTTCAACACCGCACAGGCCGCTCCCATGTCTGATTATCTTCACGGCGTCCGGGTCATCGAACTTAACGATGGCTCACGCCCGATCCGCACAATTCCGACTGCCGTCATCGGCATGGTTTGCACCGCTGATGATGCCGATGCAACGACCTTCCCACTGGACACGCCTGTGCTGATCAGCAACGTACAGAGCGCCATCGGCAAGGCAGGTGAAAAAGGCACGTTGGCCACCAGCCTCCAA